TTAAAGAGCTAGCCGCACTTGACAAAGAAACTAGACTTAAATTAGAACAAAGTGGAACTACAATAGAAGCTATGAACGATATGGCAAAGATATTTCTATCAGCACAAAACGCAATTACATTACCAATAAATAGATTATCAACTAGTTTAGAGGCTACATCAGAATGGTTTGCAAAGAACTCTGAAAAAGTAAAAAATGGTGCATTAAAATTGTTCGGAACCGCTACTATAGACGACGGTGGTCCATCAACAACTACAGAACCAGGTGAAATTGACTTTATACCAGCAGACGCAAAGATAGCAAGTGGAACCGGTAGTAGTAATGTTGAAGCTATATTAGACAATCCAGCTACATTGTCAAATGTTCAGGAGAAGGTAAGTCTAACTAACAGGTTGACACAGCGTAAGAAAGATGTTACAATACAAAGTGGAAGTCGAAATAAAGACTTCATTACGAAACAAATTAGGTTATTGGAAGAGCAAATTGCATATTTGAGCCAGGAAATTAAAGCAGATGAAGATAAAGCAATGGCTGAACTTGCAGAGAAGAAAAGAGGTCATCATTAAAGATGATAAACAGTATTAAGTTAAGTCATAAATATAACTATATAAAGGCAAGGTAAACTATGAGTTGGAAAAAACACTTTACAAGATATAATGTCAATGACGGCACTAGCGGATCGGCTAATACAAGTCGCTGGCAAAGTTGGCTTCCAGAAGTATATTCAGGACAGCCTAACAGAGTTGAACGCTATACACAATATGATCAAATGGATCAAGACAGTGAAATTAATGCGGCACTAGATACTATTGCTGAATTTAGTACACAGCTACATCCAGAATCAGCTATTCCTTTTGAAATTAAATATAAAACAGAACCTACAGATTCAGAAGTTGGTGCAATTGAAACTGCATTAAGACAGTGGGTTAGTATTAACGACTTTGAACGTAGAATATTTACTATGTTCAGATCATGTATTAAGTATGGAGATCAGTTTTTTATTAGAGATCCAGAAACATATAAACTTATATGGGTACAGCCAGGTGACGTTGCAAAAGCTATTGTAAACGAATCAGAAGGCAGAGAAATTGATCAGTACGTTATTAAGAACATTGCACTTAACTTAGAAATGCTAGTAGCAACAGATACAAAGAAACATGCAGACTCTACAGCCGTTAATCCAACTACCGGTTATACAGTGGGCAAAGGTAACAGTGGAGTTGTTAATGCTAATAACTCAAGTGGTGTTAATAACGAGTATGCAGTAGATGCTAAGAACGTTGTTCACGTTAGTTTATCAGATGGAATGAACAGTAACTGGCCTTTTGGTAACAGCATATTAGAATCAGTATTTAAAGTATACAAACAAAAAGAATTATTAGAAGATAGTATTATTATCTATCGTGTACAAAGAGCACCAGAAAGACGTGTGTTCTATATTGACGTAGGTAACATGCCAGCACACAAAGCAATGGGCTTTGTTGAAAGAGTTAAAAACGAAGTACACCAAACACGTATTCCAAATATGAGTGGTGGTGGTACTAAAGTTGTTGATGCGGCTTATAACCCGTTATCAATAATGGAAGATTACTTTTTTGCTCAAACAGCTGAAGGACGTGGATCCAAAGTTGAAGTATTACCGGGTGGTGAAAACCTAGGTGAGATTGATGATTTAAAGTACTTTAACAACAAACTTATGCGTGGACTACGTGTACCAACATCGTACCTTCCTACAGGAAGTGAAGACGGTATTGCGGCATTTAACGATGGACGTATAGGTACAGCAATGATACAAGAATTTAGATTTGCAAAGTATTGTGAACGATTACAACTTACAGTACAGCCTACACTAGACAAAGAATTTAAAATGTTTTGTAAGCACAGAGGCATTGAAGTAAGTGCCAGCTTATTTGATTTACAATTTACAGAACCACAAAGTTTCTCACAATACAGAACGATTGAGATTGACGCACAGAGAGCTACACTATTTGGTCAGCTTGAAGGTGTTCCATATCTATCTAGAAGATTCATACTTGATAGGTACTTAGGTCTTAATGAAGAAGAAATGGTTGAGAACGATAGACTGTGGAAAGAAGAAAACGAAGTAGGCAATATGCCGAACAGTACAGCAACAGGCGACTTAGGCTCATTGGGTATAAGAGGATCCGATGTAGAGAGTTTCCAACCAACTGACGTTGATGCAGAAAATGCACCAGACGACTTGGGCGGTGGAGAAGCAGGACCTGAGTTAAATGATGATATGGGAGCAACTAGCGATGAGGTTTAATGAACTGGCACAAAGTGCCGAAGAAGATAACTTTAACAAATGGGACATTGACGACACCCGCAGACCACGGTTAACGTTGAAGCATCTCAATAAAATGAGAAACAGACGTGAACTAGCTAGAGCAGAGCACACTTCTAAAGTAGAAGACGTACAATTACAGTATGGTGCAAGTCAAGACGCAGAATAGATAAATAACATTATAATAAGTTATAATACAGCGAATATTGCTCAATAACTACCGTGGCGAACCAAAACCGCGGTTTTTTCTGTATTAAGTATTGGTTAAGGGTAAGAACTCTTAAATACATGTGTTATAACCTCGATAAAGGAGAAATGTCAAATGAGTACTCGCGAACGTTATATTAAAGTGATTGAAAGCCTTGTTAATGGCGAAGAAGCAAAAGCTTCGGATTTATTACATGAAGCTTTTGTAGAAAAAGCACGTGAAATTTGGAACGACCTAGTTGAAGCAGACGAAGTTGTAGAAGATGAAGTAGCGGAAGAAGAACTAGATGAAGCGATCGGCTCAGAAAAAGCTGACGACTTTATCGACGACATCGAAGAAGATGATGACGAAATTGAAGCTGAAGAAATGTATGGCGAAGCAGAGAGCGACGAAGCTCCAGCTGAAGACATGGCAGAACCAGAAGCTGAAATGGAATTATCAGATGAAGATGGCGAAATGGATTTCGACGGTGATGGCGAAGAGTCAGAGCACGAAGAAGAACATTCAGAAATTGAAGATAAGCTAGTTAACGTCGAAGACGCACTAGAAGATCTTAAAGCAGAATTTGCCAAAATAATGGGCGACGATGAAGCACCAGCAGAAGAGATGCCAGCTATGGACATGGAACCAGAAATGGATGACATGGAACCAGAGATGGAAGAAGCATTTTATGAAGATAAAGATGCAGACGCAGATGATTCAGAAGAGCTTGAAGAAGCAGCAGATTTAACTAAAGTCGGCAAAGACGGCAAAATACATCCAGTTGATATGCCAGCAGGCGATGATGGTAAATCATCACCAACAGCAGGCAAAAACGACATGGGCGGAAAAGCAGTTGATATGTCTAAAAAATCTGAAGGCGGCTCTAACAAAGGTCTAACAGGCGATGCTAAAGCAATGAACGTAACTCACCCAGGTGATGGTGCGGCATTAAAAGCAAACCCAGCTGGACACGGCGCTGAGAAAAAAGGCAAGGCTGAATAATTATGTTGACTCTTAAAGAGAACCTAACTTATGGACAAGCGAAGATCATTACTGAGAGTTCTCAGGATGGTAAAGACCTGTTTATGCAAGGTATCTTTGTACAAGGAGATAAGCGTAATCAGAATCAGCGGGTATATCCGATAAATGAAATTTCAAAGGCTGTCAAGAACATCCAAGAAAGATTAGATTCGGGTTTATCAGTATTAGGTGAAGCAGATCATCCAGATGATTTGCAAGTAAATTTAGATCGTGTGTCCCATATGATAGAGAAAATGTGGATGGACGGTCAAGACGGTTATGGTCGTTTAAAACTGTTACCTACACCGATGGGAAATATTTGTAAAACCCTATTAGAGAATGGTGTAAAACTTGGCGTTTCGTCAAGAGGTAGTGGAAACGTAACAGAGGGCGGTAATGTTAGTGACTTTGAAATACAAACAGTAGATATAGTTGCTAATCCAAGTGCTCCAGATGCTTACCCGAATACATTATATGAACAAATAATGAATAACGGTAAACGTGGGAACATTTTACTCGATGTTGCAACCGCAGTAAATGACGACAAAATAGCTGAGGTGTACCTCCAGAAGGAAGTACTACAGTTCATTGAAAAACTAGATATTAGGAGAAACTAAATGGCTAATGCAATAGAACAACTCCTAAGTTCAGAAGTCCTATCAGAAGAAGTGCGTTCGACACTTTCAGAGGCATGGGAAGTAAAATTAAGTGAAGCTCGTGAAGAGATCACTGCCGAATTACGTGAAGAATTCGCTAACAGATACGAAACTGATAAAACGTCGATGGTGGAAGCACTTGACGCGATGGTATCAGATACGATCAAATCAGAGTTAGTAGAATTTGCAGCGGACAAAAAAGCGGCAGTATCATCTCAAGTTGAGTATAAGCGTAAAATTGCTGAGCATGCGAATCTGCTTGATAAGTTTGTTATGGAAACACTTAACAAGGAAATTACAGAACTACGCAAAGACAGAAAGCTACAAGAAGGAAACTTCGAGCAGCTGGAAGATTTTGTGATGGAACAACTTACTTCAGAACTTAATGAATTCCATAATGACAAGAAAGACCTTATTGAACAAAAGGTAAAACTTGTTGCAGAAGGCAAAGAAATGATTAAATCAGCTAAAGCTGAATTCATAAACAAAGCTTCTACAAAATTAGCAAGTATTGTTGAGAACACTATCTCAACTGAACTTACTGAGATTAAAGAAGATATTAAAACTGCTAAAGAAAATATGTTTGGACGTAAGTTGTTCGAAACTTTCGCAGCAGAATTTATGGGTTCTCACCTAGCAGAGGGAACACACATTTCAAAACTTTCTAAAGAACTTTCTAATGTGAAGAGTCAATTAGATGAATCACATAAAGAAATTAAAGATAGAGAATCAAAAATCGTTCTTGCTGAATCAAAGGTAACAAAGATTAATGAGAGTCGTGAGCGTGAGACAGTAATGTCAGACCTTATGTCACCACTATCAAAAGACAAACGCGAATTAATGGTAAATTTACTTGAGAGCGTAAGCACTAGTAAATTAAAAGTACAATTCAACAAATACCTACCAACGGTACTTAGTGAATCTACTACATCTGTTAAATCACAGAAACTAAATGAATCTCAGAAGACTGAGATTACAGGTAACAAGGCCGCAACTATTCAGGCAACTGAAAGTGAAGCCGAAATTATTAACCTTAAAAAGTTAGCAGGAATCAACTAAGGAGAATTCCCCAATGACACAGAATCTATTTGAAAACTGGGCAGTAACAAAAGACGCCCTAACAGACGGTTTAGACGGTAACAAAAAGGTTGTAATGGAATCAGTTCTAGAAAACACTAAGAACTATCTTTCAGAATCAGCCGCAGCAGGAACAACAATGGCAGGCAACGTAGCTTCACTTAACAAAGTGATTTTACCAGTAATCCGCCGTGTTATGCCTACTGTTATTGCAAACGAACTAGTTGGCGTACAGCCAATGACTGGTCCAGTAGGACAGATCCATACACTAAGAGTACGTTATGGTGAAGCAGGCGCAGGCGTTGCAGCCGGCGACGAAGCACTATCACCATTTGCTATTGCAAAAGGTTACTCAGGTGACGCATCAACTGGCGGACCAAGCTCAACTTCAAGTCTTGAAGCACAAGCTGGACGTAAGCTATCAATCCAAGTATTGAAGCAAACAGTAGAAGCGAAAACACGTAAACTATCAGCACGTTGGACTTTTGAAGCAGCACAAGATGCTAATTCAATGCACGGTTTGGACGTTGAAGCAGAAATTATGCAAGCACTTGCACAAGAAATTACTGCTGAAATCGACCAAGAAGTTCTTACTTCACTACGTACATTAGCTGGCGCAGCTGTTGACACATATGACCAAGGCGCAGTATCAGGTACTGCAACTTTCGTAGGTGACCAACACGCGGCATTAGCGGTTCTAATTAACCGTTCAGCTAACATCATTGCTACACGTACAAGACGTGGCGCAGGTAACTACGTTGTTATTTCACCAACTATGTTAACAGTACTTCAATCAGCGACTACATCAGCGTTCGCAAGAACAACTGAAGGTCCTTTTGAAGCACCTACTAACACTAAGTTTGTTGGAACACTAAACAACACTATGCGTGTCTTTGTTGACCAGTATGCTGCAGATAATGCACCAGTACTAGTTGGCTATAAAGGCGACGGTGAAATTGATGCGGCAGCATTCTATTGCCCATACATCCCACTTATGTCTTCAGGCACAGTACTTGACCCATCAACTTTCGAACCAACAGTGTCATTCATGACACGTTATGGTTATGTTGAGCTAAACAACCAGGCTTCATCACTTGGTAACGCAGCTGACTACCTATCGAAAATTGGTGTTAACGCAGGTAACCTTTCTTTCCAGTAAGAAATTACTAGAAGAATTAAAATTGAAACAGGTCCTTCGGGGCCTGTTTTATTGACTGCGGTGTCATAAATACATGTGTCGTTCATCCAGACGCAGGACGGAAGTAGCAATAGCGAAGGAACGCACTTAACTTTAATTAGGAGAGTGTTTATGGATAAGTTCACGTTAATGAGATACTTACAACTAATCGCAGAACGAAAATTAGATCAAAAAAGAAAAGTGTTATTCCGCAGATTTTATTTGAAAACGGTTGACACAGATAAATAATAATGTTATAGTTAATACATACTAGAAATAACAACAACAGGAATTACCCAATGCACAAGAATACACAACAATCATTTTATTGGTGCTGGACAGCAATGTCTAGGTGTGTCTTGATGTAACTTTAATCAAAAGGTTATTTTTTACAAGCCCCTAGCATTAACGTGTTGGGGGCTTTTTTTATAGGGGTGTAGTGTTAATGGTAACACGTTGGATTCCAAATCCAAAATTAGCGGTTCGAATCCGTTCACCTTTGCCATCATAAATACAATTGTTATAATTAATAACACAGTATATAATAAACTTTATATGTCGCAATGAATAGGAGAAAATCATATGCCGTCAACAATCCCTTTCGATTCAGGTTTAGTATTAGGCAACATAGTTGACCCAAATCAAATTAAACTATTGAATACAATCGCACAACAACAAGAACCAGTAAATGAAGCTGAAGAAAAATTAAATGCATTAATTACTTCAAAGCATAAGTTAGATATGACTATGCAAGAAATGATAAATTCAAATGTACCCAAAGGAGCTTTGGGAAAGTTTGCTGAATCAATTACTAAAACAGAAGAAGGTTTAACCCAAGCCGCAACTGAGTATGGTGCTGCAGTATTAAAGCAACAGCCTTTAATTCAGAAAGCTAAATCAGATGCACACAAAGCAGGTGGACAAATTCAATCTCACCCAGAGAGTCCAATAGACTGGGAAAAATCCCAAATTAAAAAATTAGCACTCAGCTCAGATACAATGATTACTGATGCTCAATTTATTCGTAACGAAAACGAAGATGATTATTCAGGCGCACACGCCGAAGCAACAGCTACAGCAGCATCTGGAAGTGTCAAATATATATTTGGCCCAAAGATTAGTGCTAGTGTAGCTAGATCAGTAAAAAGTTCAACACTTGCTCAAACTTCAAAGCATAAGATTGCAGGAACACTAGTAATTACAGCTACGTGTACTCATAAGATATCAGAAGTATTTGCTCCGTTTGTAATGGACCCAATAAAAGCAGTAACAGCATGGAATGCGTTGATGCCTGATAAAATGAATTCACCAGAAGAAATTACAGCCGCAGCAAGCGTACCAGCTAAAGCTGGTGAAGTACTGTCTCTTCTTTCAGGACAAACAGTAGGTAGTTCGTTTGTTGGAATGGTACACGTACTACAAGTTGAAGAAACAAAATCAGCACAGAGTTCAGCAGCAGTATCAGCACAAGCTAAAGCAGTACTGGAATTTGGAGCATTTTATGCACACGGAAAAGGTGAATTTGGATCCGATGCAGAATTTAGCAATAGTGTTAAGAGTATGTTAAGTAATTCAGAATTATCATCACACTGTTCGCTTGTAACAATGGGACTTATCCCTTCGTTAAAAAGTAATCAAGTCAAGACTAGTATCAGTCAGTTAAAACCATCAGCAAGTGAAGTAATGGAACAACTTGGAGCAATTCAAGGTTCTACTAGTTCAACAGTAAATAGTATATCTAGCGATGCAAACGCAGCCAAAGCAGGCGCTCAAGCTATATCGTTAAACAATAGTTATATTACTGGAGTTGTTTCTAACTTGTCAACAGTTGATAATGATAATAATAAGATTATTGATGTTAACTCGTTAATGACAGCATTTGATGATTACGTTGTTAAAGCCGCAGCAGGCGATTGCGGAATCCCTATTAACTTCTTTATTAAAGAAGTCACTAAGCCGGATATTGCAAAGTCATGGTTGCACAAATTTAGCCCACAAGAAAATTGGCAAAATAATGCATCGGGCGGAGAAGGTGGTGAAGCCACAGTAAAAGACAAATAAAATAAGCAATGCTTATATTTAAAAAGACACTTAGGTGTCTTTTTTTTTGGCTAACTTTCTGTTTCTTGTGTTTTAAGCCACTCGAGGTACGCTGGTATCTTAGGGCATACTTCTTCGTGTGCATACATAGCTTCTTCAGTATACATTTTGTTGCAAGCTATACATTCATAAATTTCATCTGCATGAATAATGTTTAGCTTACCAGCTTGTATCATATCAAACCTTTTACTTTCGCAACCCCAAAAAATACACCAGCTATAGCTAATATTAAGAAGATACCAGCACTCAATGCAATAGTCATTGTAGACTGGGTAGCTTTAGCGTTAGCTTTCTTTCGATTGGTAGCTTGTATTTTTAAACCTGCATTGTATTGCTTTCTAAATTTACAAAAGTCTACGTAGCCATGCAGTCTTTGCTTGTTGAGCATAAACTCTAAGTCTCTTTCGTTCTTCTTTAGTTGTTCCTGAGCTTGAAATGCTTCCATAACATTTCCAGTGCCAGCCTTAACTTGTTTGTTAATTGCTTTTTCAGCACCGAAGTACTTTGTTATTGCTGTGCCTGCATCAGCAATCTCCCTGCCATTGGCAATAGTAGTCTTGATGACCTTAAACGCCGCATTGGCTATCATTAATTCTGCTAACATATCCATAGTCTCCTTGTGTATTCTTGTGGTATACCATACGGCTCCCTTGACGGCTGTACTACTAGATATTCCACATTTACCTTATGAGTAGATGGTTCAACTAGTGGCCTTTGGCCCTCTGGTGCTAAGTCGGGTGCTATATGTATTGGATACAGTTCAGCCGGGCTTGACCACATTATTTGTGGTACAAATTCTTTCGTGCTTTAATACATAATGTATAGCTGAACATAGTAGTATTTATTTAAAAGCGACATTTTGACAGGTATTTTGACTTTCTGTTTTACTTCTAGCAGAAATGATAAATACATGTACAATAATAGGAAGTAGTAGGAATATAATATGATGTCATCACACATTACTCCAGAGTCTGGAAAACTGGTTACGAAAAGTCCTGTAAAGGCCAAATCATTAATAATGAGCGAGGCCAACGTGCTTCTGTTCTTAACGACCAATAAAAATGCTGATATAATATATAAATCTACAAAGAGCCTTGCTAGCGTAGTTTAAAAAACGCTGGTCTAAAAAAGAGTAAATACAATAGACGCAAGAGCGAAGAATTTGTGAGGTATATAAGTTGGCAATTAACATTAACCATAGTGCAGGAAAACTTAAATCAGATAGTGATTTAATATTAGATGCTGGCGCATCTAACAACATTGACGTATCTGCTAAAATAGTTAAAAATGCTTCCGACCCAGTTGATCCTCAAGATCTTGTTACAAAAGTATATTTAGAAACTGCAATTTTAAACGTTGATGCTTCAGGTGATGCTGATACTGATTCCGTTTTAGAAATTATTGAAAACATTAGAACAGACTCTTATGTTAAGTCTGTTGATTTTGTCTCTGATATTATATCAGGTGGTGCAGGATTAACAGCTACTCTAACTATTACTTCAGTAGGTAATCCAAACAAATATACAATTGCTTGGGGTGATGGCAATTCTACTACAGCTACATCAGATTCAACACCTACACATACCTATGCTACAAATGCAGGCAGTCCATTTGATGTAAACGTAACAGCGTTTAATGACACTGGAACTGGTGCAGGTAGTTCAGCACAAAAATTAAGAGAAGATTATATTGCAATTTTCACAGGAGATCCAATTGTTTCATTTACTGCATACGACTCCCTTATAGGAGGAAATGCAATTGCATATTGGAATGATGGAGATACTGTATATTTTGAGAATACAACATCAAGCACCACCGGTGCAATAATTCAATATACTTGGGCATGGGGAGACTCATCAGGTGATGACGTAATTACTTCAGATAGTGTAGCAGGTGGAGTCGGCGGCGGACGTATAGCCCACACATTTGCCCTTGCATCAGAAACTGATGTTACAAGGACCGTTGCACTAACACTTGATAATCATAATACTGCAACACCAGCTCTGTTACCAATAGATGATAATTCATCTTATAAGATATATGATACACATACTCCAGACACTGTATCAAACTTAACAACAGGTATAAACGAAGAGTCAAACAATGGCTTAACTATTCAGTTTACAAACAATACAGAAAGCACTATAGGAGATTACAGCACATACGGAATAACGTATCTGTGGGAATTTGGTGATGGTGCAACTACAACAGTTAATGCAGGAAGTGGACAAGCTGGCGACACTGGTACTTCTATTTCGCACAAGTATACATTAGCATCTAATAGTACAGCAGAAGATTTTACTGGAAGACTAAAAGTTATTAGTGATCATACAAGTAGTCCATTCATAAGTTCAGATTTTACAATACATGTTGAACCAGATGTTAGAGCAAACATTACAGGTAGCGTTGATACAATTTCAGACCGTACGGGTGATAATCAATATGATGTATATGACGGCGTTGATTATAACAGCATAAACAGAGCATTAGTAACAGTAAATAATTTAAGTGAAAATGGTGACAGTCATATATATGATTGGAATGATGCTAGTGCTAATGATATAGAAGCTGGACTAGCAAGTGTCCAACATGATTTTACAGGCATTGCACCTGGTAACTATGCATTAGATTTTACAGCAACAGGAACACCAGACATAACAGCACAAACAGATACAGCTAGCTTACCTTTCCAGGTTAATGCAGTTCCATCTGCACCTGCTGGTTTAAGTACAAAAACAATAACATTAGATAATCCAGCAGTAGGTATTAATCCAAAACTAGCTAGCGGGTTTACTGATAACAGTAGTTCAAGTCCACTAGTTGCTAGTGATTCGTTGAATACTACTGTAGCAAGAAGATATACAAGTGGAACCATTGATACAACAATTGCACAAAATGCATATAACGGATTAGCAGGAACATTATCAGCAATGATAAATGGATCAGCAGATGGAACTACTACGTTTAGTAACACACTAAACGAAAATGGGATACATGATAGCTTAGTGGTTAGCGGACAAGACGATGCTAATAATACAATAAGTGCTTCAACATATCCTACAGGTTTTTACCAAACATTTGATGCAAAAATTAATAAACCTTTTGCAGAGTACCCAACAGGTGTGAATGATGAAAGAATAGAACACAGTAATACAGGTAATACAAACTACGTAACCGTTGTGTGTGATGACTTAACTGCCGTACCTACACTTGATATTACTGGTTCGATTCTTTCTGAAAACAATGCAGGAACTTATAGATACATATCGGGCATACCTTACTATAACACAGGTAGCCCGACATTGTCAATAAGCGGCATTGAAATTAGTAATTGGATAGGACAAGCGTATACAGATACAAACTTAGTTCTTGAGATTACTAATGGTACTAATTCTGAAAACACTACAGGTGCAACAGTTAGTACACAGTTTAAAGGATATGCTGATTTAGAAGACGCAACTTATTTAACTAGTGGAATTCCACAAGCAAATACATTGACTTACAGCTTTGCAGACCAACTTATTAACATAACAACAAGTAATGTTAAGACCGTTGAGACGCTTAAATTCAAGGCTAATAACGTCAATGGTAGCTCAAACTACGTAGAGTTGGCAAACACCGCTGTACAGGTGCATACAGCTAATCCTACAGGCATTATAGAGGACAGCATTGATGTTAGTGCATCTTTAGGAAATGGAGTAATTACAGACAATGGTATTCGTATTGTTGATTTCATTGCTTATGGAACAGATACCCCAACTATTAATAGTGCTACTGATTATGCGGCTTCACCATTCACTGGTGCAGTTAGTGTAAGTGGTACACAAGACGCCACAGTAAGATGGGGCGTAGTAGAACACAATACAACAGATTATTCTACAGGATTTTTACCAGTAGGACCAGACAGAAGTTCAGACACAGGAACTCAATACTTTACATTTGCATTCCGTAGAAAAGTTGTTGCTAACTTTGATATTGATATCACTTCAAGCGGAATTACTGGAATGTGGATAGCAGCACCAGGAACAACAATTGATTCGTCAAGTGGATTAAACGGTTGGATAGAATGTACGTCACAATACCAAGGTGTTGGCGTACCAGGAAGTAACACAGCAAATGGCGGTAACGGCGGCAACGGTTGTGCGTTATCGGGTGCAGACGTTATACCAACTGATACGAATATCAATGCAAGTTATACAATGACACTAGGTAGTGAAAACATGTCTAATGCAACAAACAATGTTGTTTTAGTTAGAATTGGATTAGCAACTGGCAAAAGTATAACACAGTTACAAGTAGGGGAAGCTAGCTAATGGCTATTTCTAATAATCAAAAAATTGACTATCTATTTAAGAAATTAGGTTATGGTAGTACAAAAACAGACACAAATGCAAATAAGTTAGCGGCTAACGAAAGTATAGCTAGTCCACTTTTACTACGTGGTGATAGAGTATGGGCAGAGTCTGGAAGCATACCTGGTGTTAAACCAAATGCTACAACACCCACTGTTACTATTAAAACTGCAATTGAGTGTACTGAAGATATTACAGCAACAGGAAATAGAACCTGGAAAACAAATACTATAGATTGGATTACTCCTGAGTTTGGTAGCACATACTTAGTAAGTGTTTATATACATGATGAGAATGATCCCGACAATGCAGAAAGTTTAGCTAACAAAGTATTTGTTACCGGTAGCGGTAATAGTGACGAATGGTTCTTTGATTACCAAAGTGGTGTACTTAACTTTATTGGTGATAGTCTTCCAAATGGAAAAACGTTTACAGATAAAAGTGTTTACATAAGTGGTGCAGTTTACGGCGGCCAACTAGGTGTAACAGATCCTGCTGAAACAGCAAATATTAATAATAGTATTGCATCTTTACAAACACAAGTAAGTAGCATCTTAACTAATACTGATCCAGCAGTACTTGACTCACTTACAGAAATTGTTTCAGCATTTCAAAGTGCGGATAGTGCATTTGCTACATCAACTGACTTAACTAGTTTAGAAGCACTACTAAGAAACGACTTAGCATTACCAGTATCAACAATAGCACCAGCAGAAACATTTATTGCAACAGGTTCAAGCAGTACATTTACATTATCAGAAACTCCAGCTACAACAGAAGCAGTTGATGTATATGTTGATGATGTATTACAAAGACCAGACATATTTACTATTACTGGTGATCAGCTAGTATTTACAGACATGCCTATAGCAGGAACAGATGTTTATGTAAAGTATAGATATTCATTCTCACAAACTACTGCTTTTCCAGATAACTGCATAGAAAACAATCACTTAAAATTGATATATACTAGTAGTCAGTACACAGGTGACAACACTACAAAGGATTACACAATCCAAGCAGGACATTCTGTTCATAGTGTACTTGTTATTGTTAATGGAGCAGTATTAGCTCCAACAGAATACAGTATAGTTGGTACCACACTAACTATTACTATAGCACCAGCAACGAGTTCAGTCGTTGACTTTAGGTACATGCCAATTTAATCTAAATTGGTTCCAAAATAAACATAATCATATAGGTTAATAGAGAGCAATTTCATATAAATACATTGCGTAGGTTTTATTCTTTTTATAAAATCAACGTAGTATGCCTTTTTAAGCAATTGGTATACTTATGCGTGTAAAGATTATACGCATATCAAATATATTTGATTGGAGAAATCTCTATGGCTTTTAGACAAATTAAGAGTCCAGCGTTAGCGGATCAGTCGATCCTTAACACTAAGTTAGATGTAAGTGCAGTTTCAGGCCAAACTAGTGCTTCATCTTTACAGAACCTAGATACTCTGTTAGTACACGTTAATGCAACATCAGCATTGGCAGCCGTTTCAGCAGGAGACTTAATTGCCTCTTTTGATACAGCTGACTTAGCTGAGAATGCGTCAGCAAAATACTTCACAGATGCACGTGCAGTTTCAGCAACAGCCAGCGCCATTTCAACTGCGGTTGATGCGGAAGCGGTTATAGCTAGAGCAGCAGAAGTAGCAAACGCTAACGCGGTTGTTGCAGAAGCTACGGCAGCACGTTCAGCTGAAGGTACACTAACTGCAGATCTAGCCACCGAAGTAGCTACAGCAAGAGCAGCAGAGTCTGCACTAGACATAGCTTACAAATCGGCGGACGCTGGTTTACAAACACAAATAAGCAACATTATTAGTAATGTTGACCCGGCTGCACTTGACTCGTTAAGTGAAATTGTTGCTGAGTTCCAAACGCAAGATAGTGCTTTAACAGCGGCTATTGTTGCAAACTCAACATTAATTACAAACGAAGTATCACGTGCAACTACAGCAGAAGGCTTAAATACTACAGCAATTGCAGCGGAAGCTGTTACTGCTAGAGCAAACGAAGGAACTAACGCAACAGCAATAGTTAATGAAGCGGCTACAGCAAGAGCAGCAGAACAAGCACTAGATGCTCGTACTACTTCTGCAGAAGCTGACATCATTACTAACGCAAATGGACTAGCGGCAGAAATTGCAACTACAAATGGCGAAGTTTCAACACTAACAGCTGATCTTGCATCAGAAGCGGCTACAGCTAGAGCATCTGAACTTGCAAACGCAACAGATATTAATTCTGAATCCGTAGCAAGAGCAACTGCTGATACAGCAGTACGTAGTGAATTTGCAGCAGGAGACGTAGCAGTTACAACAGCTATGGAAACTTATGCAGATACAGCAGAAGCAGATGCAATTAGTACTGCATCAGGCGATGCAACTACTAAAGCTAATGCGGCACAAGCGGCAGCAATTAGTTCAGCAGAAGCAAAAGACGTAGCACAAAAAGTAATAAGCGATGCGGCAGACGCAGCATTAGACGTTCGTGTAACAGCATCAGAAGCAGATGTAACAGCACTCGAAACAACTATTGGTGATATTAGTAACACACCATTAGACACTACAGCTACTTCATTAGGTGGAGCGATTAACGAACTACACACTGAAGTAACAACTGCAACAGCAGGCATAGCTACTAACGTAACTGACATTGCTACTAACGCAACTGACATTGCAACTAACGCAACTAACATTGCTAACATTGTAAGTAACACAGATGCAGCGGCATTGGATTCATTAACAGAAATTGTTACTGCATTCCAAGCAGGCGATAGCACATTAACAGCGGCGTTTAATACTGTTACAACAAGTCTCAATAGTGAGATTAGTGACAGAGCAAGCGGCGATGCAACATTACAAGCAAACGTTGATGCAGAAGCAGTTACAGCAAGAGCAGCAGAATTAGTAAACGCAACTGCCATTGCTAACGAAGTAACTAACAGAGCAGCAGCAGACGTAGCAGTTAAAGCGGCAAGTGACGCATACGCAGATACAGCAGAAGCAGACGCAATTGCGTCAGCAGAAGCAAAAGACGTAGCACGTATGGTAACTTCAGACGCTTATGCTGATACAGCAGAAGCAGATGCGATCGCTACAGCGGCAGCAGATGCAACTACTAAAGCAGACGCGGCACAAGCAGCAGCAGAAGCAACAGCGGCAACAGATGCAAGCGCCAAAGTACTAGTTGAAAAAACTCGTGCCGAAGCAGCAGAAGAAGCTAATGCTATTAACATCACTGCAAACGATGGCGACATTGCAACTAACGCAACTGGCATCGCAACGAACGCAAGTGCAATTTCAACTGAAGCAAGCGACAGAGCAGCAGCAGATGTAGTGTTAAACACTGCAATCACAGCTGAAGCAACTAGAGCGGCAGCGGCAGAACTTGTAAATACTAATGCAATCGCGGCAGAAGCAGTAACATCTAGAGCGGCAGAACTTGCTAACGCAACAGCGATTAGTGACGAAACATCACGTTCTACAACAATTGATGTTAACCATGCGGCACTTATCGCAACTAACATCTCAGGTATTGCTACTAACTTAACTGGTCTAAACAACGAAATTGTTGCGGCTAGAGCAGCAGAAGCAACATTACAAGCCAACATTGATACTGAGACAAGTAGAATTGATTCAATTCTAACTAACACAGATCCAGCAGCCTTAGATTCATTAACAGAAATTGTTACTGCATTCCAAACAGCTGACGGAACTATCAATGGTGCAATTACTTCATTAGCATCAGCTTCATCAGCAGATCGTACACTTGTACGTAGTGAATTTGCGGCAGCAGACACAGCATTAGGCAACCGCCTAACTACTGAAGAAGCTAACGTAGACGCACTCGAAACAACTATGGGTTCAGCAACAATTACTACTACAGCACAAACTGTAACAGGTGCGATTAATGAACTTAACAGTGCGAGCTCAGGTGGTTTAGCAACTTTGCAAGCTGAAGTAGATGCAACACAAGTAGGTGCAGGACTTGCGGCAGACGGTGGATACACAGCTCTTTCAGGTACACATGCAATAGATACAGCGGCATCTTTAAAAGGTGCGGACACATTATTGGATGCGGCTATATTAGCTGAGCAGACTGCTAGAACATCAGCAGACGCTACACACACAAGTAATATCGCAACAAACACAGCAGGCATTGCAACTAATGTAACTGCAATTGCAACTAACGCAACTAACATCGCAACTAACGTATCAGACATTTCTGCAAACAATGCTAGCATTGTAGCTGAAGCGACACGTGCAGCGGCGGCGGAAGCAGTTAATGCAAATGCAATATCAGCAGAAGCAACTACAGCAAGAGCAGCTGAATTAGCTAACTCAAATGCAATCGCAGCGGAAGCTGTTACTGCAAGAGCAGCAGAAGCAACTCTTACAACAAACGTAGGATCAAACTTAACCGAAATTACAACAACACAAGCAGGCGCTGGTTTAACAGCAACTGGTTCATATGTTGCTAACGGTTCTGCAAACTTTATTGATACAGCAAGTTCATTAAAAGATGCAGACGACAAACTTGATACTGCAATTAACTCTGAAGCAACTACAGCTAGAGCAGCGGAAACAGTGCTAACAAACAACTTAGCATCAGAAGCGTCTACAGCTAGAGCAGCAGAGAGTGCAAACGCAACAGCAGTCAGTAACGAAGTAACTAGAGCAACAGCGGCAGAGGGTGTTAACGCAGCTTCTATTGTAACAGTATCTGGTAACTTAACTTCTGAAGTAACACGTGCAACGGCAGCGGAAGCGGCAAACGCATTATCAGTTACTAACCTTACAGCAACAGTAGCAAACATCATCAGCAACACAGATGCAGCGGCACTTGATTCATTAAGTGAAATCGTTACAGCATTCCAAGATGCAGATGGTACATTGACTGGTGCAGTAGCGGCAAATGGTACTGCAATCACTGACGAGGCTACAACAGCCAGAGCAGCGGAAGCAGCATTAAGCGTAGCACTAGCGGCAGAAGTATCAGCTAACGATACAGACCACGCAACAGCAACTACAGATAGAGGTGCAATACGCACTGAATTTGCAGCAGCTGACTCAGCTCAAGACACTACAATCGCAACTAAACTAGCTAAAGCTGGTGGCGTAATGAGTGGTGATATTGATATGGGTACAAACATGCTAACTGGTTTAAGCACAGCATCCCTACCGGGTGATGCAGTTTCTAAAGCAGTACTAGACGCAGCAATTTCAAGCCAAGACATCACTGTATACACTACAGATGACTTAGCTGAAGGCAGCAACTTGTACTTCACAACTGCACGTGCAAGAACATCAATTAGTGTTGTAGACACAGCAGGCGCAGGACTCGTAACATACGATAACAGCACTGGTGTAATCTCAATTGACACTAATGAATCAGTACTAGACTTAACTGATGTATCCGATACGGCATACACAGATAAAGCTAATTACGTTCTAGCAGTTAACGCAGGTGAAACAGGAATGGCTCTTAAAGATCCATTGGAACTGTTTACATCTAACCAACGTCAAACTATCCCAGGTGATGGTGTAGCGACTACTTACTCGATTAACTTCGTAACAGACCAAGCTAACAGCATGGTATTTGTTGGCGGTGTTATTCAGGATCCAGGTACTCACTATACTATTAATGGTTCAGCACAAACGATTACTTTCTCAAGTGCGTTACCAACAGGTACGCAGGCAGTAGTTGTTGCTCACATGTCAGGACTAACTCCAGTATTAACAGCTGGTCAAGTTACAACTGATAAATTAGCAGCTGATATCAAAGCATACGTCCAGAAAGCTGAAGTTTCAGCAACTGGTTCTACTACAGTAGATTCGTTTAATGGTACATTGTATCGTTCAGCTAAGTATGTGATCCAAGTAGGTGATGGCGCTGGTAACTTCGAAACACGTGAAGCATTAGTAGTACACGACGGTACAACTGCATATATCACAGAGTTTGCACTAGTTTATACTGGTACAGATTTAATTGGTGATGCAAGTGTAACAATGAGTGGTAATAATGTGTTGTTAACATACACACCGACATCAGGTTCAGCAACTGTTAAAGTTATTGGAACATACATCGATGTTTAAGAAACGTTTACGTCTCTTAAATAGTTAACATTTAAGGGGCGCCGCTGTTAAAGGTGACGCCCCTTTTTTAGCTAATGATTGTTATAAAAGCAGTTAATAGCTATAAAAAAGCAATAAATACATTGCTACTCAATGTAGCAATAACTTTTTTGATCAAAAAGGAGTCATAAAATGGCACAAAGAAAATTTATAATTGATGGTGGTTTCAAAACTGATGACGCATCTGAATTATTAGCAAATCTATCAATGGGCGGGCACATTCTTCCTACTGTAGATTCAGATGGCACAACTGGTTTCGATCTAGGTTCTCCTACTGCAAAGTGGAAAGACTTATATCTATCTCAAGGTTCATTGTACATTAACAACCAAAAAGTACTAGAAGACGATTCGGGTACTATTGTTGTTCGTGCAGACATCGACCAGGGAATTACTGTTAAAGCGGAAGGCACCGGTGTTCTTACACTAGCGTCAAGCACTCCACTTGCAATGGCGGCAACGCTGCAAATGGCAGACGGAAAAAATATTACTGATGCAAACGGCATAGCTGTTCAATTTGGTGACAAGATAAACATGAACGGAAATACTATTATTAGTGTTGGCACACCCGTTGGCGCAACAGACGTATCAAACAAAGCGTATGTTGACCAAAAGGTTGCAGACATAATTAATGGTGCACCGGCAGCATTAGATACATTAAATGAACTAGCGAACGCTTTAGGCGACAATGCAAGTTTTGCTTCAGAGGTTACAAACACTCTTGCAACTCATACAGCATCACTTACAGCTAATACTTCTGCAATTGCAGTAAACGTTAGTGGAGTTGCAACAAACGCAGCTGCAATTATTGTTAACAATGACCAAATTGTTACTGAAAAAGTATTGGCTCGTTCAAACGAAGCATTACTTAACGTAGCAATAAATGATGAAACAGCACGTGCAGCGGCAGCTGAAGCAGTTCTAACAACAGCAGTAAATACAAAAGCAGCAGCAAGTCAAGTTACAACTGACATTGCTACAGCTAAAACTGGTGCAGAATCTGTAGCGGCAGCTTACACTGATACTAGAGAAGTAGCTATTACTACAGCATATCAAGCATATTCTGATAGTGGAACTTCATCAGGTGCAGTAACATCAGCAAACAACTACACAGATGCAGAAGTTGCAACAGCAACTACATCATTACAAAGTTATGCAGATACAGCAGAAGCAGATGCAATTGCATCAGCAGAGTCGAAAGACGTAGCACGTATGGTAACTTCGGATGCTTATGCAGATGCTTCGGAAGCAGCGGCAATTAGTTCAGCGGCAATTGATGCAAGTACTAAAGCTAATGCGGCACAAGCGGCAGCAGAAGCGGCGGCAGTAAGTGCAAATACTGCACTATCTGGTACACTTTCAAGTGCAATAACAACAGGTGACGCTAACGTAACAACAGCGGCGGCAACTGATGCAACTACTAAAGCAGATGCAGCTCTTGTTTCAGCAAAAGCATATGCAGACACAGCAGAAGCAGACGCAATTAGTACAGCATCAAGTGATGCAACTACTAAAGCAGATGCAGCTCTTGTTTCAGCTAAAGCGTATGCAGATACAGCAGAAGCAGACGCAATTAGTACTGCTTCAAGTGATGCAACTACTAAAGCAGATGCGGCACAAGCAGCAGCAATAGCGGCAGTAACTGGCGGAGCAGGCGCGGCGTTTGATACCTTGAAAGAGATTCAAGACGCAATGGCAACTGATACCGAACTTGGAACTGCAATTACTAACGTTACATCTTCAGCAGCTTCTACAGCGGCAGCAGATGCAACTACTAAAGCTAATGCGGCACAAGCGGCAGCAATTGCTTCAGCAGAAGCTAAAGATGTAGTACGTGCAACGCAGTCAAATGCATATGCTGATACTAAAAAATCTGAAGCTGTTGCAATTTCATATAGCTACTCAGACACAGCAGAAGCAGACGCAATTAGTACAGCATCAGGTGATGCAACTACTAAAGCAGATGCGGCACTTGCGGCAGCGAAAGTATATGCTGACAATGGTGATGCGAATACTACTTACACAGCTGGCAACGGTATGACGTTAAGTGGTACTCAGTTCTTAATGAGTGGCGCATATACTGGTAACTTTACAGCAACTGGTGATATCACAGCTTACTCGGACGATACTTTAAAAACTAACGTTCAAGTAATTGATGGTGCATTAGGTAGAGTTGAAGCAATACGTGGTGTTACGTTTGAGAGAATTGAAGACGGTTCAGTATCAACAGGTGTTATTGCCCAAGAACTTAAAGCAGTTCTTCCAGAAGCAGTACACACAGATGCTAACGGTGTTCACTCTGTAGCTTATGGTAACATTACAGGTCTACTAATTGAAGCAGTTAAGGAATTATCAGCACAAGTAGCAGAACTTAAAAAATCTAAGTAATTTTTATTACTTTAAAACTAAAAGGGTAGCGTAATTGCTACCCTTTTTTATGACTACAGTTAATATAGATAGTCATAAATATAAGTATACAAAAGGGAAGCTAGCTATATGTCGTTTAGAAAAATTCAAACATCCAATCAGGAAACTAGTAACATTTCTTTCACCGACTCTATTATTATCTTAGGTAAAAATAATGTTGGGAATACAGATGTTGGATTCTTAGGCAAGATAGGAGTTAATACCTATTCTGGCCTTATACGTGATGCTGATACTTCTACATTTTATATAATAGATCAGTATACGCAAAGCGAAGATAATAATGTAATAAGTGCAAACGATATAACAAAAGGAAATTTAACACTAGCTACTCTTACAGCAGATAATATTGTATCATCGTCAATTCCAACACTAGTAAGTGAGTTAACAAATGATGCAGGTTACATTACTACAGCAGGCGAAGCACAGGTATTAACGTTAACAGGTTCTACGTTAGCTATAACAAATGGTAGTAGTGTAAGTTTGTCAGCATATGCTACAACTACAGCCACAATGGCACTTGATGTAACAGCAAAAACACAAGCAATAGCATCAGCAAATTCTTATACTAATGGGCAAATAACTACAATTACAGGCACGTTACAATCGTATGCTCGTACACCACCAACGTGGGTAGCGCCTAAAGGTACAGAAGCAAATAGACCAACAAGTCCAGTTGAAGGACAATTTTACTTTAATACGGACACAAAGATTTTTGAAGGATACAACGGAACAAGTTGGATACAACTAGTACCGTCAACATTAGTAATAACACCTTAAAAAGAAATATACTAGTATATGTCACGATGACATATAGATAAATAGTTATGCAAGCAATATGCTTGTATTTAACGTTAAATATACGCAAGGAGCTATAATATGGCATTACCAGCAACTGGTTCGTCAATCAGCATGGGAACAGTAAGAAACTATTTTGGGCTAAGTGGTACAGTATCACTCTCAACATTAGGTGCTTTCATTTCACCATCAGTATCGACAAACATACAATTGTCGGCTACATTTGGCGGATGGCAGAATCCTAACAGTACAGGCGCATCCTAAGTCAAAAATAGTTTAATAAATAGCAGTGATGTTGATTGACAGCATCACTGTTATCATATATAATATAAGTTGATCATTCATTGATCTATTAAGTAAACTCAACACAGGAGAAAACAATGAGCATTAGAACTCGATTCGAGATAGAAACCTTTGTACTTGGCGCCCACCCAACACCGGCGAGAAAAGCACAAATACTTACAACGGAGCTTATGCAAGCCCGTGAACAACAACATCCAGATCTTCCAGTATTAGAAGCAATCATGGCAGACTTTAGTGCTGAACATGATGTTGATGCATTAATTGCAAATATTGAAGAAACTGAAGAAGAATATTGGATTGCACGTTTAGCAAAGCTAGCGGCAGTAGATATTCTAACAATAGGAAAAGTACAACCAGAACATATGAATTATATGGTAGCACTAGAAGACGAAGCTTTTTCAGCTTGTGTTAAATCTACAACTGCTATCGCTAAACAACTTAATTACGAAGTTCAGCAAGTTGAAGCAGAACTACAATCTGACTTAGCTCAAGAAAAGTAATTAATGGTTAGCATACCGACGTTTTACCACAAAATAGATAAAGCCGCGAAAGTAGCAATATGTGTACCTGTGCGAGATAATGTTACAGCGGTATTTGCTTATAGCCTCGCTAAACTTCAGAAAAAGTGCGGCGAGACTGATTTACCAACTAGCTTACACTTCAACATGGGTAGTGAAGTTGCAATGCAACGCCAACAATTGGTTCACGAAGCATTGGAAACTGACTGCACACATATTATGTGGATTGATGCTGATATGCAATTTCCAGTTGATACCCTAAATATATTACTAGCGGCAAACAAAGACATCATAGCTGGTAACTACTGTACAAGAGTTCCACCACACAGACCCGTTGCATTTAAAAGCAAAAGCAATTTAGATAGCAGAGTGTTTGGAGGTACAGGCATTGAGCCTGTTTGGGCAGTTGGCAGTGGAATGATGTTAGTAAAAAGAGAAGTATACGAAAATATTCCTCTACCTCATTATATGATTCAGTATAACGAAACTTATACTAGCTTAGTAGGAGAAGATATATACTTTTGTAGCCTAGCTAATGAACACGGTTATGAAGTAAATATTAGTCACGAACTAAGTGATAGAATTGCACATATAGGAACACGTGCATTTACAGTTAAAGGCGATTGCAATGATTAATTTGATTAACAATAGAAGAGAATTCCAAGGACAGAACGTTGTAACACCTTGGGACAGACTTAAAAGGTTTATGTTTGAAGCATACCCAATAATTAGAACATCTGTTAAAATTACAACCCAAGAAGAGCTATTAGCGTTTGCCTCAAAACACAAAGGTACAGCAGATATGGCTTGGATTGTATTTGATGAGATGGAAGCTAATCCAACTTTTCCTTGGCATTACAGACCAACAGATATTGGTAAAACTGTAATACATACATTTCCAAGAGTAGTTAAAAGAACAAACAGAGCGGTTAGTTGGGGCGACATTCATTTAGTTCCCACTAATGGAGTAGCACATGGTATAGTAGAAAATAAACTTGTATCAAGTTACCATATAGCAGAGTTTGATATCTTTATGATTAGTTATCATGAAGCAGAAGCAGATGAGAACTTTCAAAAATTAAGAAATAGATTTAAAGATGCACAACACGTTAAAAATGTTGAAGGCATAGGTAATGCACATAAAGCAGTAGGCGACTTAGCAAAATCAGAAATGGTTTATGTAGTAGATGCTGATGCTGATATGATGAATCACTTTAGCTTTGATTTTATTCCACCAATGAGTAAACGTAAGAATACAACATATGTTTGGTCTGCTAGAAATCCAGTAAATGACTTACAATATGGATATGGCGGTGTTAAACTATTTCCAAGAAGTCAACTTAGAACACTAGGACATGTGTTACCTGACTTTACAACAGGAGCTAGTTTTTATCAACCAATTAGTGATGTATCAAACATAACAAGATTTAATAAAGACCCATATAGAACATGGCGTAGTGCATTCCGTGAATGTGTTAAACTTGCAAGTAGTGTTAATCCTAATCAACGACAAATAGAAACAGACGCAAGATTAGAAACATGGTGTACTGTTGACAATGGTGCTCGTTTTGGACGTTATTGTCTTAAAGGTGCATTAGAAGGAAAAGCATATGGTCTTGAACATAAAGACAGCGTAGAAAATCTTAACAAAATTAATGACTACGAATGGTTACGTGAACAATTTGTAGCTAGTATGAAGAAGAAAGTTAAGGAATAAACATGATAAGGTGGTTTAAAGAATCCAAGCATCATCTTAACGTTGAAACTGGATGGGGATACTTTTATCACTTATGGCACAGTATAAAAAATAGTTGGTCTCTTATCATAATTGCTTTTAAAAGCGTAGTACATGGACTG